CCCCTTTCGGGGGTCTCCGCACTGCAGCTATCTGCGTGTGGTTTTCCTTGCGCTTTCGCGTTTAGGAAGTGCCCTTTCGGGCGGTCTCTTCTTCTGTTTAGGTTTCCTGAATAGTTTGTAACTCTTCAGATCTAAACAGACACAGTGAGGACTTATGTATAAGAGGAAAGGCCTACCGATACTGCATACTCCAATACCAGAGCTTGAAGCTGTGATATTTGAGCGTAGACATAGGACTTTAGCGCCATCGCTAAGTCCGAGGATACGATTTCGTACCTCGTTCGTTTCCCCGAAATCTGTTTCGTGGAATGATACTAAGTCTTGGGATGGTGCTGGTAATCAGTCATCATCCAATACGCAGGTGCGTTCCGGCGTCAATTTTGACTACGTGAACACATTCTCGGGTGTAAGTAATCCATTTTGGAAGGATGAAATTCGTCAAGGACGTAATGCCGGCACCGCAGCTAGCGGTGGCCGCACTACGTACGAGATTGGTTTCTTCTCTGCCTTTATGGAAGCTTACGATGCGTCTATCCCCCCAAATAGGTATCAGTCTGAATGGTATGGTCATCCTTTTGTTGACCTACCGTCTGGACCGGCACCTCAAAGTTCTACTGTGACTTCTGTAACCAATCGCGCTATTTCGAGATTTCTTGATCACGCCGATAATGCTCGGAGCTCTGTTGAGTCCGGGCAAGATTTCGGCGAGGTTCGGGAGTCTCTTACTAGCTTGGTGAATCCGCTTAGCAGCCTTAGGAGACATGTGCTTTCCTACTTTCCCTCGCTAAAGAAAGTGAGGGCGAAGTATAGGAAGCCAATTGATCTTAAGAAAGCTTTGGCGGATACATACCTTGAGTGGACTTTTGGCTGGAAACCTCTCTCGTCCGATATCGCGCAAGCGTACGTTGGGCTGCAGAATAGAAATCGGCAGTTCCAACTTGTGCCTATACACGGTTCGGCCAAGGAGAGATTCAGTGGCTCTCAATCGAGCGTACTGAATGCTGTTGACAGTCAATCGCTGCTCGAACAACGCACTAATACTCGAAGTTACAGCGAGTATAGTGTGAAGTTTAGAGGTGTTGTAAAAACAGGTGCAGTAAATGGTTCCATTTCTGCCGGTCAGGTTTTGCAGCTTGATTTGCCGCATTTCCTGCCGACGGCTTGGGACCTCCTGCCCTATTCTTTCATCGTTGATTACTTTACCAATGTTGGTGATGTAATCAGGGCGTACTCGATGCGCAAGTCCGATATTTCCTGGTGTATGAAAACGGTGAGGACTGTCCGACATTCGGACTTTTCTCACACGATTCATGACGCTGGGAATAATTGGAAACTGCGCGGCTTGTATTCGCCCGGCGATTGCAACTCCATGGTTGAAACTGTTTCTTTTCAACGCTCCCCTACCGACCCACAGACTCTCCTGCCATCTCTTATGTTTGAGATACCGCATGGAAAGCCGTGGGTTAATATTGGAGCTTTGATCTTAAGCAGAATCAAACCATTGGTTCCCTTCTTCCGTACTTAGGTTGTATTTCCTAAGTAGAAGAAGTAATGTAGTCCTTTTAGGAGAAATGCCAAGTGTCATTTACACTTACATCCCCCGTCACAGGCGGGGCCCAGACTGGTTTTACGTCACCGACGTATACCATTCAGCTTGATTCTGCTCCAACTGGTAGCGCTGGCAAACAGTATGCTGTATCCGCAATAGGCGGAACGCAGACTGGTGTCGACGCTACGAGCAGTCCAAGCCGCCCGTTTACGGTTACACTGTCTCGTCCCCAAGTACTTCGTACTTTGGGGCCAGTGGATCCCGTTACGGGTGTTCTTCGGTCCGTTCCGCGGAATACTTACAAAGTCATAGTTCGCAAAGGTGTTACACCTCTTGCAGGTCAGTCAGCTGCGGTGCTAAATGCAACGCTTGAGCTGGCAATTCCTGCGGGTGCCGACATTGCGGACGCTGCCAATGTAAGGGCTGCACTGTCCTTGCTTATCGGAAGTCTTAACTCGATTTCCGCTAGCATTGGGGACTCGGTCGTTACGGGGGTCATCTAATGATTTCCCGTATGTCCGAATGGTGGAAATCCCACCATGCTGCCGTCCTTGGTACTATCGTGATCCTGCAGAACCTTCATGTTCTTGGAACAAAGGGTGATGCAGTGCTCGAGATAGTATCTCGGATGTTTTCCGCTATGGGTGGAACCTAACTGGTTTCACTCTTTATCCATTGGATGGGAGTGTTTATGAAAATTCTCTTTTCAAGCCAGAAAGGTGCCTGTTTCCAGATCCGTGTTAAATACACGGACTTGGTTCAGGCAGTCGCTACAATCATCTCTTGCGGATGGAATGTCCGCCAGATAAACTTGGATAACCCTCATGCGAAAGAAGTTTCGCGAGGTCTATTCCAGGCTTGGATTGACGCGAATCACCTGATAGAGAGGTGTAGATTGCCCGAAGCTAGTTTCTCTGGTAGAGATACCAAGGAGACTGGTTTGGGTGGTCATAAGGCCACTGTTATGGACATTAAGAGTCGTGAGACTCCTGATGTTCTTCCGGCAATTGAAAAGGACGACGAGTTTTCATGGGCTGCGCCTTCATCGGCGTTTTCCATGCCTGTTCGTCGTCCCTGATCTCTCTTTGGAACGGTCGAAGGAGAACATTATGGGCCTTAGTCCTGATGCTCTTTTTCAAGCTGTCTCTGATGACCTTGAAGGATATACTCCATTCGGCCCAGTAGGCCTAGGAGATATCCCCCCAGATGCTTCCTATAAGCAGTTTGCCAGCACGCACCTTCTCGCGAATTTGACAAAGAAATTTGTCGTTCGCGGGAATGTATCGGCTGACGAGGCTGCAAAAGGGAAGTTCTTTGCATCAAATAAAAAGTGCAAAGACTGGATGCTCCCTATGTTGATGGAATCAGATAGGATTCTCCTCGGAGAATTCCGTAGAGAACTAGATGATTTCCTTCACCCGGGAGGCCTACCCCTCTTCACTAGCATGTTCGAAATCCTTGATCATGCTCGTGTGGGGCCAGGCTCGGCGGTTGGAGCGCGAGGGTTTAGCCTTTATGCTAAGCTTTTCGCGTCTAGACTGTCGACTACGTCTTCAGAGTTAGACTCCGTGTTTAGGCGTTATATAGCGCGGTTTCCAACTTTTGATGAGGCTTTTGCCAAGAGCCGTCAAAAGTTAGGCGAACCCCTTATAACACACAGCAGCCGATGTAGCTTCGCTCCAAAAACGACAGACTGTAGTCGCATGATTTGCGTTGAGCCCTCACTGAACATGTATTTTCAGCTAGGGCTCGGCGCGTTGGTTGAGGAGCGTATGAAGAACCACTTTCGTGTGGATCTATCAACGCAGCCCTCTCTCAACAGGCGACTAGCACAATTTGGGTCTTTGACGGGTCGATTTTCTACAATTGACCTATCATCGGCCTCCGACTGTATATCTCTTGGGATGTGTTCTCAGTTTTTACCAGAATGGTTCAATTCCATCCTGTTATTGCTGCGTTCACCTTCCACTGTGATCAATGGGTCGGTTGTGCCGCTAGAGATGGTGTCAACAATGGGAAATGGTTTTACATTCCCATTAGAGACATTAATCTTTAGCTGTCTTATTCGCGCGGCTTATCGTGTCTCTGATCTTGAGATTCACGATCGTTATCCGAACTGGGCGTGCTTTGGGGATGACCTCATTGTCGAGAGCAAAAGCTTTCGCAATGTGTGTCGCCTCCTTAGCATACTCGGTTTTGATCTCAACCTCGCGAAGACCTTTAATATAGGTCCGTTTCGAGAGTCCTGTGGCGCCGATTGGTTTCATGGCCGACCGGTGCGTCCAGTTTTTGTTAAAAAGCTGGATTCTCTCCAGGATATTCTCGTCTCCATCAATCTCTTAAATGAGTGGACTTCTTATACTGGCATTCCCCTCACTGAGGGGGTAAGTTATCTCCTATCTGGTATTAGATGCGATTTTACTCGCTTCTATGTTCCTTATAGAGAAAATAACGACGCTGGTATAAGGGTCCCTTCACTTCTTTTGGACGAGACCTTTAAGCATGATCGGAATGGATCGATGTTGTATCGACCCTTTCGTTCACGCCCGAAAGTTATTCGTATAAAGGATGGGTCAATCGTTGTCCCAAAGGGATTTAAAGAACTTATCTTCAACCCTGAAGGGTTGGAGGTATCGTTCCTTTATGGAGAATTGAAGGACTATGCTATTATGGTCAGGCATGACCATGTTAGATATAGCCAGAAGCTTGAGTGTGTACCCTGGTGGGATTACACACCATCACCGGACTCCTATGACGGTAGGGAGTTCGTTTGGCAGCAGTGGGAAACTGCTGTGCTCATTAACATGAGCAACCCGCCTCGAAAGGGGCGTAGAGCTTAAGTGCTCTACCTAGCATGCC